AGCTGGGAACAACAGCTCCTGAGATGATGTTGTTTCCATATAAAAAAGAACCTGCTACAGGTTCACGAATACCGTCGATGTCAACGGGAGGAGCTGCAATAAATGCAACGATAAAACAAGTTGCTGCTGCAAGTAGACATGGAATCATAATGACTCCAAACCAACCTACATAAATGCGATTGTTAGTAGATGTTACCCACTCGCATAACTCGTCCCATCCTTGTAATAAACTGCCGTTCCTCTTTAAAGAAGAAGTTGTCATTTAAAAGTAAGAGTACGATTGACTTGTATGATGAGAGACTTGTCCCCTTGGTCTCGGTTTGGGGATATTTATAAGCCTTAAAGGGCTTAATATAAGTATACGTAAGCTTAACTAAAGCTTATGAAAAAGATTTTTGTAGTAGCAGCAGCGATATTACTGACAAGTTCAAACAATTTACACTCTTTTCAAATGACTCAAGAACAAAGTGAGGCAGTAATTAAGATCATCTATCAAGATCCTTGGTTTGCCCTGCCTAAAAATAGACATCACAGAGATGATCTCATAAAAAAACTCCTTCTAAATGAAGGAGTTAATAAAGAACATATAGATGAGTTAAAGAAAAAATCTTAAGCAACTAATTTATTCTTCTTATTTTTCTGTTCATAATGGTAAACAGTTCCACGATAGGTATGTGAAGCAGAGTCACTAACGCGGATTAATTTCTCTTCTCTTTTTTCTGGCTTCTTATAAACGATGCCACGATAGGAAAGTGTTGTGCAAGTCATGGGCTTTACCCTTTTTATTTCACCTATAAATATACTACTTCTGTAGTAAATGATACAGTTTATGAGGATACATTAATTATAAAGAAATTGTTAAGATTTATAAAGTAGAAAGGAGGAGTAGTCTCACCGTTGCTTCTCGGCAAGACTCTCGTTCGCTAGGCATAGGAAACAATAAAAACTATGCCTTCCCCCTGGCCTGACATTGTTCTTCTTTGGCCTGACGTATATTAAATCCACCAACTTTTGAAACTTCTCTTTTCAAGTTTAAAGCTGCCTCTTCTGCCTCACTACGCAACTTACATCTCTTACCCCACCAAACCGTGTGCCCATCATAGTACCAAGGACTAAATTCATTTACAAAACCAACTTCTATAGGAGTAACACCACACTTATGTGGATATAAATCGATGGATCTGTAAGAATGCATCATTTAACTTGTCAGGATAGGGGATAATAAATTTGAAATTTGACTCATCGATAAATCTTTTCCTTTCACTTTAGGCTCTACACGAAAACAATCAAAGTAACGAGATCCATCTGTATTAGCTAAAGGATCTTTTGGCGTAATTGCCCTGATATTGAAATCTTTCCTAACTGGATCATCTATATAAGGAGGTCTATGCCAATACCACTCTAATTTCTCTACAGAGTAGGTCCACTCTGGATGATATCTATGCCACCTACTCCAAGCTTTAAACTGCTTTCCAGGGTCTCCAGATGTGCAATCCAACAAAAGTATATCGCCTGGCTCTATCATCCATCTCATACGAAGAACTTTTTCAAATCCTTTTTTAACCGCTTTAAACCCTGCTCTCTGACCTGTCATTTTTTTATACATAGATCGACAACGCTTATTATTTCTCTTGTTATACCAATCATTTATCTGTCGATTTGACTTACCAATAGCAAATCCGACATTCCATATCCAGAAGCCTGGACGTATTTCGTAATGAGGTTCCATAAAAATTTTACAAATTTGACCCTCGACATAAAATTTAGAGCTTGTAAACTTGCGGCGTACTCGATAACTCATTGTGGAAGAACTTTTAAGATTAATTCAATCTGACCCTCAACTATGGGAAATAGTTGAACAGCTAAAACAAACAGAAGAAGAGCCAGCTGACTTCTTCTTAAATGTAGCTAATATGCTCGCAGTTGAAATGGAAGAACTCCATAGAACTGATTTAAACGACAAATTAGCAGCCCTTTTTGGTGGTCTTCCTGAACCAGCATTTAAAATGGTTCCTCTACTACTTCATATAGCACTTGATATATTCTTGATGAGAGCAATTCCAAACCATGATTCGATTAAGGAGTAGTCATGCAGATCGGATATTCTTTGTGTACGCCAGATAAGAAAAAAGTGCTCTGTATAGAAAAAGGATCTACAAAAATTAAATTTTTAGATACAGGGATTAGAACAAATCTCGACAAAGCTCTGTGCCTACAAAGCATAACTTCCCTCAAAACTATATATGACAATTTTAAAGAAAAGAAATTAGTTGACGAACTTGATATAGTGGATATCCAAGAGTTATACAGATGAATCGGTATGTATTTGACTGTGAAACGAACGGTCTACTTCATGAACTAGATACTATTCATTCCCTTGTATTGAGAGATATAGATACAGGTGACATTATTAGCTGTGCAGATAAAGAAGGTTATGAACCTATATGGAATGGAATACATATTCTCGAAAGTGCTGATCTATTAGTTGGTCATAACATAATCAATTTTGATTTTAGAGCGATCAAAAAGGTCTATCCATCTTTTAGAAGAAAAAAAAGCTGCTTAATTAATGACACCTTAGTTACTAGTAGGGTCATGTGGCCTGAATTAGAACCTGTTGATGCTCAAAAATTCTCCCATATACCTAAAAAATATGTAGGTCGCCACTCATTAGGAGCATGGGGAGAGCGTCTTAATGTAAAAAAACTAGATTTTAACGAAGAAAAAGAAGCAGAAGAAAAATGGGATGAGTGGTCTGAAGCAATGCAAATATACTGTGAAGGGGATACGCTTGTTTCTCTAGAACTATATAAGTATTTTGAGACTCAAGGTCTTGATCCCAGATGCTTCAAGCTAGAGCATACATTTGCACTAATTATGTCCTTTCAAGAGGACTTCGGTTTCCCATTCGATGAGAAAGCTGCATTTGCACTAGTCAACAATTTAAAAACAAGGAGGACAGAAATTGATGAACAACTTCAAAAGGTTTTCCCACCCATCACGGAAAAACGTATTTCTGCCAAAACGGGTAAAGCCCTTAAGGACAAAGTCACTACGTTTAACCCCGCTTCGCGTAAACAAACTGCCGATAGGCTACAAGAGCGTTATCCTGAGATTAACTTCAACAAAACGGAAAAAGGGAATACTAAACTGGATGACGACGTCTTGGAAATTCTGGGTAAAAAGTATAAGGAAGCTTCTCTCTTAGCCGAATATCAACTACTCAATAAGAGACTAGGACAAATTTCAGACGGAAAAGAAGCTTGGCTAAAGCATAGTCAAAAATATAAAGATGGAAGAATACATGGATCAATTATCACAAACGCCTGTGTGTCGGGCCGATGCTCCCACCGGGGTCCCAACGTCGGACAGGTACCACGAGTTGGTCAACCTTACGGTGCAGAATGTCGTGCTTTATTCTATGCTGATGGAGGATGGCGCTTATGTGGAGCCGACGCTAGTGGTCTAGAACTTAGAGCACTTGGTGCTCAATTAGCATATTTTGATGGTGGAGATTATGCAAAATTAGTTAGTACAGATGACTTTGATATTCATACATATAATGCACAACTATTTGGAATATTTGATGGTAAAGGTGAAATAACAAAAGCAGTAAGAGAAAAGGCCAAAACTCTAATTTATGCTGTACTTTATGGCGGGGGCGCAAAACGCATAGGCTCAATAATGGATATAAATTTAAGTGAATATGAACAAAAAGAAATAGGATCAAAAACTATTAATACTTTCTACAAAAATTTGCCAGCTATCAAAGAACTGCGAGATAAAGTAGATGAAAGAGTAGTAAAAAGAGGATATTTAGTAGGTATAGACGGTAGACATCTACAAATAAGATCAAGACATAGCGCTTTAAATCAACTTTTACAATCAACAGGAGCTATTGCAGTTAAGAAAGCTACATGTATCCTCTACCAAGATTTACACAAAGCAGGATTAAGATGGGGTTGCCACTTTGCTTTTGTTGCTCACATACATGACGAAATACAGTCACTTGTTAAGCCACAGTTAACAGAACTTTATAAAAGTTTAGCTATAGACTCTTTCCGTAAGGCAGGAGAATACTACGATCTAAAATGTCCCTTAACTGGTGAAGCCAGAGAAGGAAAAAATTGGATGGAGACCCACTAATGAAAAACAAAAAACATCAAATCAAGAGTTCTTGGTATTACATTTTCTGGGGACTCATGTCGGCATCAGTTGTAGTCGGACAATTTTATGTTGGTACCGGCTATCGAGAGATGTCAGAAAGTCTTAAGCACACAAGTGAACTCGTGACTCATCTGCACTTGGAATATCTGCGTTCTTTAGCCAATCAACGCATGAATTAAGACATGACGCTTCATCCTCATCTAGATAACAAGAAGAAACGCATTCAAAATAAGTATCAACGGGATCTAGTGTTTTCATTTCAACACTTTAACCCAAGAGACATAAAAAAGTCATGAGTAAAACTCCTCAAAAAATTTATGGATAAACATGACATCCCATTTCTAGGTGATTTCTACACCAAAAAAGAAGTAGATGCGATGGTCGCTGCAGCTGTTGAAGAGGCTAGAGCTATCGATGAAGCTTCCATGGCAGAACATAATTTCAAGGCAACTATCATCAGCATGATTCTTGGCTTCATATGCCTAGCACTATTTGTTGATGGTCTATTACGAATACTTGGAATCATCCCTCCCTTCGCAGGACTAGATGTAAATATACTGGATGACATAGCAGAGAAGACAACAAAAATAGTAGAAAAAGACCTAGCTCCTGTACTAAATAAAATTCCAAGAATTTAACTTGTAATTCTGGATAATTTCTGTAGAGTTGATTTGCTTGCCTCTAAAATATGCCACCTGAAAAGCCAAGTCCAAAAAAACTAGAAGACATGTCTAATGAGGAACTTCTTACTCTCCAAAGTGGGATCATAGATGTACGCTGCTATCTAGACCAAAGGCTATCTAATTTGCATGCTATTATGCATGACCGCTTAGAAAAAAATCTTGTTAAGTAATTATGAACAACATCACTGCATGCGCTGTCTACAAAGGTGACTCTAAGTCAGAGAAAGGTCTCAGACTATTAGATTTTGAAATACCTAGTAATAATGAAAGACCTCCCATACCAGTCCATTTAATCCCCAGTTTTGCAGCAAAAGGAACTGACGACCTAGGAGCAATTGAACTTGGAGAAACAGTTTTCATAAATGGGAGAATCTACTTACATGATGATCACAAAGCTTATATAGTTCCATCTAGCCCATTGCAGAAAGTTCCTGCAGGTACTATTTGCAATCAAATAGACTTAGCTGGTGTTGCACATCTATGGCAACGTGAGAGCTCAAATCCAAACGTATTTGGTTTTGGAATGATGTGCCGAGTAGTATCACAAAAACCACTAGGACATCGTGAGTATCCAACTACAACTATTGGTTTTCGTGTAGAGAGTTGGAAAGCAACCGCTGCAGACTTAAAGGCAAATATATATGATAAATCCTTTGTTGCTATAGGAGGATCTCTCAAATTTGATAAATATATAAATAAGGAAGGAGTTGAGATAACTGGGTATCGCATAACTGTAAGATCTAAACAATTCACAATTGATCAAAGAAAAGCAGAAAAACTAGATGAAGTAAAAGATCTAGTAGCAAAAAATGATATAGGGAAGGAACCACCTAAACCCTCTTCTAATAAACGAGAAGTATTTGACTCTCCTCATCAACAAGCTATAGCAAAACCTAGCGAACCAGTTGATGATGGGATACCATTTTGATAACCTTATGAAGTCGGTTTATCCGACCTAAAAACTCTCAAACTTTTTAAAACTTTTTATGTCTGTACTAGACCGCTTTAAAGATACTAATAAGTATCCACGCCAAATGCGTGAGCTAGGGATGTTAATCATCCTCAATAGAAGAAGTGAGCCAGGCATCTTTTTAAAAGATGTACACGCTGACCGCTGTGGTTGGACTGGTAAGCCTTCTCAATTCCCTGACGCTGAACACACTGAAGAAGAATTCGGTAGTGAAGGAAAAATTGAATCAGGAATCCTATTCCGAACTCCTCGACTAATTATTCTTAGAGGTGGATATAAAGATGATCCAACCTTCGTAGAAAATAGCAATGAAAATGGTGCTATCGAAGGACTCTATACCGATGTAAACCACTTATGGGATACATGGAAAGAAAAATACCCCGACAAAAATCCTCCATATAGAAGAAGACGTCTAGTTCTTTGCTATTTAGTAGATGCTAAAGGTGTTCCAGCCCACAAGAAACCTTTAATACTCTCTGTTCATGGAGGAGCAGCAAAGCTACTTTGTCAAAAGTATGCACAATTCTTAGAACAACTAGAATCTGCCTATGCCGACCACACAGGAGATAAGGCTGCTCAAGGATTTGGAGGAAAAATGGCTGCATCTGTCATATGGACACCTACCTTTGGTAGTGAAAAATATGGCGAGGTTAGGAAATCTGACATTTGTGTTGCAAAATCTTGGGTAACTCCAACAGAAGACAACATCCTTGAATTCTGGCCTAAAAAAGAAGCTGATATAGACCATCTAGAAGATGTCTACGATAGCTGCCCTCCAGAAGTTTACGCTAGTAAATTCTTTAAGCAGTGCGAAGCTGAAATTGGTATCAATGCTCTAAAACCAGGGGTTGATATAACAAACTGTGCTCTCCCAGCAGCTGACTCAGGCTTAGGAGAACGTGATGAAGCTGGTGCTTTAGCTGGCGGATTGAAGTAAAGTTATAGGTATGGAAGATTCTCTTTTATACCTAGCAATGTCAAAGCTCCTCTTCCTTTTTGCAGGAGGGGCTTTTGCATTAATACCCGTTTATCTACTCAGTCTTGTCCTTCAATCCTCTCTTGAGGAGGAACAGTAGATAATTTAGCCTGAGCTCTTTCAGCCTTATTAATCAATTTTTGTGCCTTTTTTCGACTTGTACATAATTGCGCTTTAGCGGCAAACTTAAGTAATTTTTTGTGCTGTTTAACTTGATTAACCAATTAATTAACCTTTTGGTATTTGTTTTCTAGTAACACCCTCTGTCTCTAACTTGGCTAATCTCTTACATAAACCTCGTATAATAGCTTGACGCTGCATTGCAATATGTAGTAATTGAACAGCACCTACTTTAACTTGGTCTATATTTTCTAATGATTCAAGTTCTTTTGAAACAGCTGTCATAGTAAATTCATCCTCCAATGTTGGGGCTAAATCGGAAGGATCGAAAGCTAATTCTACTAATTCAAAAGACGCCATAAAGACTAGGCATATTCCCTAGTCTACTTGACGTATTGACAGACACCGAACACTCCTTAAAATTCAACCAGAACCAATTAACTAATGCCTAGAAAAATAAATCTTTCAGACAATAATAAAAGTGAAAGTGCAATACCTAAAAAAACTTCTATAGGCCACGGTAGGCGCAAGCGTGGATCATATGCTGTTCGAGGTCAAAAAAAATATAGAGGTCAAGGTAAATAAAATGCCTGATCCTATTTCGTATCTACACTTACTAGAAAGAGGTAAGGAGATAAACGCTCTATTAGAGCTGGAAAATTTAGATGAAGAAGATAGATCAGAACTTGAATTGATATGGAACTCTCTTAAATCAAGAGAAGAATCAAAATTTGATGCAATAATAAGCGTAATAAAAGAATGTGACAGACAGATAGATAGAGTAGAAAAAGAAATTAGAGATCTAAAAAAGAATCACGAACACTGGAAAAACAAGAGAAAAAACATTATTAACCTGATTAAAAAAGCATATGAAAAGAAGTTAATAAGCTCTATGCCTACAGGAAATAAGTATCAAGCCACCATCAGAACAGTAAAAGCAAAGCTTGAAGACAATTTCAAATCTTGGACAAATAATGAAAAAAGAATTTTTGGATTAAAAAGAAAAACCGTTATCACAAGATTAATAAATAATGAAGTTATTGATAATAAAGAAGAAGAAATTCCAGATAAAAATCAACTTAGAGAAGCTATAGAAAACACACCTGAAGAAGCCCCTAGTTCCGCAAAACTTATTAAAAAAGTATCACTTACTTACAACCTAAGAAAAAGAATAAAAACAGGAATATGATGAAAAAACTCGTCTGTGTACGCTTTTCCGACTCAAGAATAATTGCACATATAGAAAAAGAGAATAAAGTTATTAACCAATCTTGGAGTATTAGAACCAGTAAAAGAGGTGTTTTCGAGTTTCCAAAAAAGCTATTAAAAAAACTTAATTGGGGAATTGGTGACGAAGTTGAGTGGATTGATCAAAATAACGGTACATTTACTCTGACTAAAATTAATAAAAAGACTAATGACTAACAGAGATAGGCTAAATATATTGATCGAGGAAAGCGCAAAGCGCAGAACTGAACCTACAGATTGGAATATATTTGAAATTCTAAAAGAAAGAAAAAAAGGTACAGAAGAAAATTACCGACTTTACGACAGGTAATACCTCTTGGGTTAGGTCAGATAATCTAGTCTTACTGTTGGAGGACTAGGATGAGGACTCAGAAGAAAATCCGTTACAAAGGAAAGCCATCTGAACCTTTAGATTCGGTTATTTTCTCAAACTACGAGATAAAAATCTTAAAGCATGGCAATACTGGTCATGTACTTTATCGCTACCCTAGTAAGGCTCATGATTGGGAAAACTGCTGGACAATGGACCTTCAATCAGCTAAAAGTGGAGTATTAAAATATCAGGAGCATTTAAAACAAGATAAAGAAGAAGACTGATTTACTACTAAAATTGACCCCACGCATTCTTAATTATGTTGACCATGGCTAGACCTGTCATGAAAAGCCTGATGGACGACTTAGCAATAAGTATCCATCAACATTTATTAGATATTTCAACAGAGTTTAAAGGTAACCACTTTGTTTTAATTCCTATAACTGAAGTTGTGAAAAAATTCGAGCGCAATCATCGAACAATTCAACGCCGGATAAATGCATTAAAAGATGAAGGACTACTTGTCCCAATAATAAAGAGAAATACAATTACGTTGTATCAGATCATCAACTCTGAGGATTAAAAATGCCCGAACACTCCACACCAGACCCGAATCTGGAACACATAGATTTTCTTATATCGTCTTTCACCGATAACGGTAAATCATTAAGAGCTTTCAATATAAATCCACAGGAACTAGCAGTCTCAGTATTAACCGCAGGCTTATTGGCTAATTCCAAGTTGGCAATAAGTCCAGATGATGCAATTAAATCAGCATTCGATATCCATGCGAGAATACAAGCACACGTAGGACAATTTCAGTCAATGCAATTTGCTGCAAACATAGAAAATTGTTTTACAGAAAGACCACCTGAAATAGAACACGACTAATGAATGCAAAACCCAAGCTAGTACTCACAACTCCTAAAGGAGGTACCGTACACACTTACCCCCTTACAGGAGGAAAAACGACATTTGAAAAATATTTAAGTTGTTATACAGGTAATTGTGAATTTTTTAATAGCATAGAAGGAGCTAAAAAACACCTATTAAAAGTAGAGTCTAAGGATTGAGCAAAGTTTAGGGAGGTTATTCTCCAAAGAACCGATTTTACTGTTCTTGGATTATCGCTCTAAAGGTGAAACAAGATTAACAATTAACGGATCGAGGCACTACAAAACTCCATATGGTGCTCTACCTTCTGTAACAACAATTCTTTCTGAAACTCAAGGAAACAAAGCCGCATTAGAACGATGGGCAAAAAAGAATCCTGGTGGAAAAGAAGCTGCTGCTGCAAGGGGTACAAAAGTCCACTCCCTAATGGAACATTTTTTATTAGGCTCGGACAGAAATCCAGAAATAAAAAATCCTGAAATTGCCGAATTTTGGGAAGGTTTACCAGAAAATTTAGGAAAATTAGAAAACATAGTTTGGGCAGAAAATCCTGCTAATCCAGATGACTATGCTTGGACAATGGGAGGAGATGGGGTTTCCCGTGTTTGGCACCCAGGTTTTAATGAAGATGGTAATGAAAACTGGGGATGGGCAGGAACTCCAGATATAGTCGCAGAATATAAAGGGAAAGTCGTATTAGGTGACTTAAAAACAAGCAACGGCCCTTATTACTCCCGATGGCCTGGACCCTCAACACCTAAAAACGAATACGGGAAAAGAAGAGCAGGCTTTATGAAATACCAAAAATGTCAAATGCAAATGGCAGCATATGCTTTAGCTCTTGAACATACAGTAAAAATTATTCCAGAATTAATAATGACCTTTGTTGCTACTAGAGAGACAACACAAGTATTTGTTATTCAAGGTATGACAATCGACAAATATAAACAAAAATGGAAGGATTCTGTAGCTAAATACTATGGAGAAATACTTCCTGCAAAGAAAGCAGCAGAGGTAGAAATGGAAGCAATAGATGGAGATAGTAATTAAGTGCAACTCCATGTTCCGTAGAATAGGGAAAGATTCGAAAGAAAAATATAAGGGGTGGCGTTTTCTTAAAAAATCGTTACTCTCAAAATGACTGACTCTCCTCACAAGATCATCAAAAACCAACGTGACAACCGAAGCAACTGAGCCAAAAAAGCCTAATTATCAACTAAAGCCAGGCCAAGTCAACCTAGATCTAATACCTCCACACTGGGCTTTAACTCCTTTAAGGGATAAACGTGCCTATATAGCTGGCTGGACATCGCAACCCTATAGTATTGAACAAATAAAATGCGAGTTTGATGAGGGAAGGGCAACAGGAGTAGGTCTTATAACTGGACAATGGTCTAACGAAGGTGGGTTAATTTGGGTAGATATTGATGGCCCTGATGCAATACCAGAACTAGAAAAATTAGCTGGTGCCCCATTATCTTCAATATTTCCACCTACTTTAACTATTTCATCTGGGAAGCCTGATCGTAAAAGGATGCTATACAGCATACCTACTAAGAAGCTTTCTCTATTACCTGATAAAGCAACAATAAAAATAGGAGTACCTTCATTTGAAATTCTATTTAGAGCAAGACAAGGTGCAATTATGGGAAGCCATCCAGATACGGATGGTTATTTCACAACTCCAAACTGTGGTTTTGAGCATGCAAAGAATCCTCCTGAGCTACCTGAATGGTTATATCAAGCAATTGCTAAAGCTTTCCCAACTCACAAATATAGAAAAGCTCCTTCCTCTGGAGTTGTCACTCAGCAAATAAACCTTAGTTATGAAGAAGGCTCTGAATACTTAAAAGAACAATCAGTAGAAGAAGCTAAAACATATCTCGATAATTTAAGTGAAGAAAGAGCTGTTGACTACGAAGAATGGCTCTCAATTGGGATGTCACTTCATCAAGTAGATGATGCTCTTTTAACTGATTGGGTTGAATGGTCATCTCAAGCTCCTAATTTCCAAGATGGAGTCTGTGAAAGGAAATGGGGGACATTTGAAAGATTGCCAGGTGGACCTTCTCCTGAAGGAAGCTGTGGTCTACACCATTTGAGAGCAAAAGCTAAAGAAGATGGATATGTGGATCTTGGAGGCTTTGTAATTGAATCAAGTAAAGACTTGGCAGAAAAAGCTAAAAAATTATTTAAGGATGACGAAATGGAAATACCCACTAAAGCAATAGGTAAAGCTTTAAAAGATTTCATAGAACCTCCGAATAAAAAAGACAGAGAAATCATCCAAGAAAAGATACAAGGAAAAGGACGTCCTAAAACCCCTCCTGCATCAGAACTAGCCGATTATGTAACAGGAATGGTGATCGAGTGTGGATGGAGATACGATCCAAAATTTGATACCTTTATGTTCTACCAACGTAGTAAAGGGACATGGAGAAGAGAAGATTATCGTCATGAATATAAACACTTCGTTCAAGACCTCTTTTTAAGGGAAAATATTCCTACGCCAGGTGGCTTTACATCCCATCTCATATCGGACGTTGTAAACCTTACACAAGCCTATATAACTCACACATACTGGGATGATGATCCAGATCGACTCGCTTTCCAAAATGGCGTACTAGAGATGAGTACAGGCGAGTTTATGGAGCATAGTCCTGAACATTATCTAACTTGGGGTTTAGATTTTGAATACATTCCAAATGCCGATGCAGGTCCCATACTTAAATGGCTTGAAAAGACACAATACGGTGATAAGCAAAGGGTACAAGTCTTAAGAGCTTGGCTTAAAGCATGTTTAGTTGGTCAAGGTCACGAATTGCAACGCTTCTTAGAAGTAATAGGACCTGGTGGTAGAGGTAAATCCACTTTTGCAAACTTATGCTGCGCTCTAGTAGGAAACGGTAACTATGCAAGCACAACACTCAATCAACTTGAGCAAAGTCGCTTTGAAATTGCTTCAATAAAAGGAAAACGTCTAACTTTAATTAATGATTCAGAAAGATATGGAGGATCAGCTCAAATATTCAAAGCACTAACTGGAGGAGATAATTTACGCTTCGAAGAAAAAAATAAAAATGTAGGAGAGCCCTTTGTCTACACAGGGATGGTTATGGTTTGTGCTAATGAACCAATTCAAACCACTGACAATACATCTGGACTAACTAGACGACGCTTAACAGTTGAATTTAACCGTCCTCTTTGGGATAAAAATTCTGAAGCAAAAGAAATGATAAAGATGGAAAACGGAGTTGTAAGAGGCTTATGGAAGGATTATTTACCTGGATTAGTTAATTGGGTTCTCGCTATGAAAACACAAGAAATGAGAGAATACCTCTTAGATACTTATGAAAAAGTACATTCATTAAAAAGAGTAAGAAATGAAATTCTACTTAATAGTAATAACCTAGTTGAATGGCTACAGTCGGAAGTAGTTCATGAACCATCAGCAGTTGCAGCTGTTGGAAAGAAAGTTCCCGCCGCCAAAGATGCGAAAGAGAGGTATTGTAATAGTAATTACCACCTCTATGCTAGTTATTGTGCCTATTGTGAAGATACTGGATCAAAACCTGTAGGACAAAAACGATTTATTTCCCTTCTTTTGGATTGCTGCAAAAATCAACTAGATTTAAAAGAAGTTAGGCAGTTTAGTAAACAAGGAAGACCATTTATTAAAGGTTTAGTTGTCAGAAATTCTGACCAAAAATATAATAATGCCGTTACTATACTGCCAGAAAATAAATTGGCATAGTGAAAACCCTTACTACATCTAGGTTTTTAGATGTTAGCTTAGGAAGGTCTTAAATATTTTTGATCAAAAAAAACAATGATTAAACCCTTACTTCTTGTAGCTGCTGCTTCTTTTGCTGCTCCAGCTGCTTTTGCAGGCGGTCTTTATGTTAATACTGAAGCCAACTCCTCATATACAGGTAGCAATTACACAAATACAACTACCGACCTACACGTAGGGTATGAAGGTGGTAATGATGGTTTTGGATATTATGTTCAAGGTGGTCCAGCAATCGTTGCTGCTGACGGTGTTGATAGCGACTGGAGATTCTCTGGTAAAGTAGGTGCCAATGTAGATGCTACTGAAAAGTTGAACTTCTACGGTGAGGTATCCCTATTAACTGCTGATTCAGACACTTCAGATGACTCTTCTTGGGGAACTAAGTTAGGAGCCAAATACAAGTTCTAATTAAAGAATCAGAAAACAAAAGGTACCCTGCTAATCTCTTTTAGTGGGGTATTTTTATGAGCTATAAAGCATTACCAAAAAGTTTACATATACAAGAAAGTCCTGTTGCAGGACAGGGTCTTTTCGCAAAAGAAAGTATTCCTATAGATACTCAGCTAGGCATGTCTCACATAGTAATAGACGAAGCAATATATAGAACACCTTTAGGTGGTTTTATAAACCATTCTGAAGAACCTAATTGCATTAAATACTATGAAAATGGCTTTTATTTTATAAAAACTATAAAAAACATAGAACTAGGAGAAGAACTATTTTTGAAATACACATTTTATACAATAAATTCGTGAAAACCGTAACTTATTGTGAGTATTTATACCTAGTTGTAATAAAACTTAATGTATTATAGAGAAGTGAATATTTTACACAATTTTAATTTTTATCATGACTCCTGAAGCAGAAAAGTTCAATGGCTGGGCAGCAATGCTCGGTGTAGTAGCAGCATTAGGCGCCTATGCTACAACTGGTCAAATTATTCCTGGAATCTTTTAAAATGGATTCTCATATAACAACCGAATACGGGAAACAAAATATCTTCGCAAAAGAAGTCCAGCCTAGGATAAGCGAAGAATACAAAGGATACGTTAAAGAAGCAGAACTAGCTAATGCTCGTTGGGCCATGATTGGATTTGTTGCTTTATTAGGAGCATATCTGACAACTGGTCAAGTTATCCCAGGTATTTTTTAAGATGGATAACTCTAACGCAGCTATTTGGTCAAGAGCAAATGGCAGGTTTGCAATGATGGCATTCTGGGTTATCGTCGCTGCCTACACTAAATTCACATACTTCACATAAGCGCGTATTCGTGATTAAACCTAAATGTCAGACGTCCAGTTAGCATTATTTTTCCCATATCTCCCCGTTGTCGTCTTACTCATCATCTATTTTGCATCTGGAGCAGATATAGATGATGACGATGATGATGATTTTCAAGGAGGTAAAAGGATATTTCAACCTGTCTATGCACCAGCTCCTACTTCCTAGTCGCTATATTAAGTGGCTATATTGTAAATGAATAACTAATTCTCGGTATTTAATAAATGGAAGGCGCAGTAGAAGCTTGGCATAACCTAAGTTGGTTTGATGGAGTAATGTTCTCCGTTTGGCTCGGCATTCTTTACTACGGTAAATCGAGAATCGACTACCACTTCGCATCAAAAAGAAAATTTAAATAGATCTCTTACCTCTATGTCCGTGAGCTATTCCTAGTTCATGCATCTTGGCATGTTCGTCAATACTGTCTCTTAAGTCTTTAGCACCAGATCCAAACGTTACGTATATTCCATAAGCTACTAAAGCAAATAAAATAACTCCAATAATAATGACTATTATCAATTAACTAACAGGATCAGGTACTCCGCCAGCATCACACCAAGCTTTATACTCTTGGTAGTCTGTATTAGTAGGATCATTTAAAGGAATAGATAGAGTTATTTCACCTCCAGTATCAAGCAGCACGGAACTTGCTTCAGATTGTGATTCTGATTTTTTTAATTTGTAGATTGCCATGTTTTTAAAAGATGTTTAAAGTTCAGCTATTAAGCCTAATTTAGCGCTAGTGCTTTTAGCTTGAATCAAACCTTGAGCAGAAAGAAGCGAACTTAAATTAGCGTCTGGAGCCGTATATAAAGATCCAGATACTTTTGAAATACTATTGATATTCCAAGAATTTGATAAGTATTTATCTCCACCATAAGATCCACCTCCTACAAGAAAATAATTACTTCCAGTTGCTTGATAAATAGTAGGGTTAGCTCTCATAGTTGTTCTAAACTGCCCAAGAGGGAATTGAACTTCAGTTCCTGAAGAAGCAAAACCTGTTCCTATATCTTCTGTAGCATCATCAGGATGCAATAGCAATTGAAAATAACGTTCACAAAGTTTAAGCTCTTCAGCATAAGATCTATGTTCAAAGGTTGTAGCTGTAGAACCAACTTCTAATTGAACACCTGTTATTTCCCATGTTGCATCATTTGTCGTCCACCAAGTAGATGTCTGGTCTGGTGTTCTAGTAGCACTCGCATAAGCACCCCACGCATTCAGAGAAACACTGCCAGTATCATCTGTACCTCTAAATTGATCTAGGAATATACCTAATCCTTTACCATTACTATTATTAATAGTAATGTTGGCATGTCCTGGAATTGTTTTAGTTATCTTTGTCCAAGTGTCCGCAGATAAAGAACCCGTTTCAATAGGATAGCTTTGTGCTGTTCCAGAATATGTTCTTATGTAGCCATAAAAATTTTGAGCAACACTAGATTTCACCCAAAAAGATAAGGTTATATAACTAGAAGCTGACGTATAATTCCAACCACTTTGGGCTAGATCTTGAGCCTCAATGTAATGTGTAATTCTAGAATCATCACTGGCTCCAGCACCACCTGTTTGATTTCCGTTCGTTATTTTAAATGCTTTTCTAAACCCTAAAGTATATGGTGTTGTTCCACTTGCCACATCCACTTGTTCTTTTGTTGTTGCTTCATCTGTTCCATTAGAATCTGCTCTCCATCTATCAACTGTCGCATAACTATTGTCAGTGCTTGAAGTGCCTCTCTGAGCAATTTTAAAATCGCCGTTGATTATTAAATTATGTGCCTGACCTGCAGATGAACTATCTTGAAAAGTCGGAGCTGCTCCTGCACCATTAGAAGTCAAGACTTGTCCGCTGCTTCCTGTAGCAACGTGTGCTGGATCTCCAGAAGCATCATATGTGATTAAATTACCATCTGTACCACCTGCCATTTGAGCAAGTCCAACAGCATTATCGGCTAATTTGCTACCTGCTATTGCTGCTCCTGTAGCAATTTTTGCATTAGTAACACTTCCATCTGCTGGAGTATTTATATCGACTGCATCTCCTTGAATTAATCCCCAGAAATCTAAACCACTTGCTGGCGGTGTTGTAAACGTAATCGTACTAGAAGATACTGTAAAATCCGTTCCTGGATTTTGCATGACTCCACCAACACTTATAAATAGCTGATTTACACTACCCGCACTTGTATTAACACCTCCTACTTGCATTGTGAATGCAGTATTACCTCCATTAAAACTCCCAGATATATCGTCTAGTTCACGATTCTGACCTCTAACAGGTTCTTTACCTATGTATGGCATTTCTTTCTAACAGATAACTTATCTCTAGTTTAGTTTGACCAACTCTTAAGAAGGTTCTTCAGGCCAAGCCGTAAATTTCCCATCTACTAATGCTTTCAAAGCAGTTACATCAGTGACACTTTTAATTTCTGTTTCACGAGCTGCACAAGCTGTTCTTACGTCATCTCTATATTTAGAAACTGTCGCAGGAATATCTGTTGATTCCTCTAATTTACGAATTACATACCAATCATATTTAGTTAAAAAAGAACTTGCTGTTTCTTTTTGTTTAGCTATCCATTCTCTTTGTAAACCTGTAAGATCTTTAGCTTTAGTTGTTGACCAATAAAAACGTTGATCATATGTAGGTTCATCGTCAACTTCTGTTATGCCAATAGCTTTCTTTTCATCAAGAGTTGTTAGTCTTAACCAGTTAGCTGGATAATTAATTCCATTAGATGTAAAAGCTACGTCAACAGGAAGTGTTTTGTTGTCTAATTTAAATGCCATAGTTATATTTTACCTCGCATTAGCATACTTAAATGGAAATTCGGCAAAAGCCAAATATATATGAGTGGAACCATTCTCATTCGTATAGCTCCCATTATTTCTAACTTTAAAACCGTTTGAAAGTATATCAATACTACTTTCATTTGTTTCTGCATTAGCATTATTAGTAAAAAGTGCTGGAGCATGTGGATTATATCCAGGTATTTTAGTTGTTTTTATAACCCACCATCTAGAATCTGAATCAACATTTTTTATTAAAACATAAACAGGTCTAAAACCTGTATGTACAAAGGGACCATCTGTTCCTCCAATTCCTTCATATGAACTAAATTTACTATATCCTTCTACATTGGCAAAACAATAAGCAATAATGTCGTCACCACTTTGATTAGAATCATTTCCATTAGTCACATAAAAAACTGAAGAAGTTGGGTTTGATATTCCTAAACTTCCTCCTCCCTTTCCAACATCTAGATTTAAATAAATATAATCAAGACTGCCATCAGTAGGGTGTACATAATTAATCTCCCAGTTTCTACTAGATCTAGATCTGTTTTTAAATATGACAATTTTAGGAGCTATTCCTAATCCATGCCCTACTGATTGTCCTAGTGTTCCATTACCTGTATATTTAACGATTGAAAAACCTGCGGATGCGTTTGCACTTACTGTTGAATCAATATCTCCAGTTGTATTAGCCGAGCCAGCTCCGCCCCCTTTCCAGTTCCAAGCAACATAATTTTCACTATTTGCATTTAAATTACCGCCAACAGAACCATCACTATCTGTTGCTGTAAAACCACCATTTGCAGCAGCAGAAATATAGCCGTTTTCTCCACTTCCAGAAGCATCATGTTCGGCACCAGCTGTATTACTATATAAAGTCTTTCCGTCAAAACCTCTTACTACATCAGACAAAATGTGCCAATCGGCTTGCGATCTGTTTTTAACCCAAACCCAATCAGGTGTAAAATTCACAGATGAAGTATCTGATATGGTACGACTTGCTGACCCATCCCCTGCATAAACAAGTGTTCCAAAATGTTCATTAGGTAGCTTTATTGTTGGATCAGCTAGGTTTGATGTAGAAAGAGTCTCAAACCCTGTTGGAGGCGTATAGGTAAAACCTTGTTGACCCCAATTAACGCTAACATTACCTAAATTATTAATTACTTTCGGGAACATCGTAGTTCCACCTGTAAATGTACTTATTGGATTTGAACCGTTTGCTGGGTCACCTGCTGAACCACTGTCATTATTAACCCAAGTATTATTTATTCCGTACCAAATTTTTCCAGCAGTAATATCAATAGCAACTTGTAAAGTTTTACTTGTATCAAAAGCAGGGCTTCCATTAATAGACGAGTTTGTTCCTGTTTCATAACGGGTTAAAGGATCTTGAGAATATGCAAAATATCCGTCATTAAACGAATCAGAAACACCCGCTTTAAACGCTGTAGAAGACCAACCTAAACCCCATCTTGTTTGGTCTGTGTTGGTGGCTTCAAAGTAAAACTTTCCAGAACTTGCACCCATTGTTCCGTAAACTGTAGGCCAGCTATCAGTTCCGCTTGATACGTTTAAATTTCCATTTGCTAAGACTAGATCACTTACGTCAGTAAGAGGATTCCAAGTGCAAAAATTATTTGTAGGCGTATCCGTCATTGAATCATTACCAACACCTGCCGCAACAGAAAAACCACTAGGAGTCCAATTATTACTTCCTGCTGAATCTTTTCCTAATGTTGTTGCTGTAGTACCTGAATTGTCTGAGAAATTTAAGTGGAAACCATTTGTTCCATATGATCCTCCATATTTCTTAGGAATCCATTGACCTGTCTCTATATTTGTTTCACCAAAGGAAGAAGCATCTAAGCGGGTTCCATCTATAAAATTAACGTCTGCAAGGTATCCATCGTACTCATGACTACCTAGTTGGTTCCCTATTTTGTGCTCCGACGTTGTATTAATGTGTGCACAGTCAGCATTTAGAGAAGGTTGAGTTTCAGTAGCTAAAGATGTAACACGTTCACCATTCACATAAAGTCTTCCTCGTTCTCCTGATGACGCTTGAGTGGTATCTAAGGAGAAAACAATATGCATCCATGCTGAAGGATCACGATATTGGGCATTAGTAGTAAATTGGAAACCAAAAGAACCTGTATATGAATAGACCCTTATTACAAGCCCATCAAATTCAATACCATCTTCATTGCTCCCTAGACTTGTTCCACAACTAAAGAAAACCCCACGAGTGAATGTACTTCCTCGTTTTACCCAACCACTCCAAGTCCAAGTTTTTCTATTACCTGCACCACTAGGAGTTCGGTGGAGATATGTATCATCTGCTGGATTAAACCTTAAAGACCTCTCAATTTCGTAGTCGCCAGCAGCACTGGCTCCTACCCTAGCGTGATTTCCAAATAATCCCATGACTATTTAACATCGAGAGAAGCTACTGCATTAATCTCACCTGCTGCCTTAACAATATAATCAATACGATCAATAGCTGAAGCTGTTGTTGTTAGCGTAGGTGCAGTTCCCCCTGCCCATTTAAATGCTGAGTTCCATGCAGCCGTTCTAGAACCTGTTCCATCTTGAACCATCCATATAGATCCAGTCTGCCCTAACTTTTCATTACTTGGATCTCCTACTGTTGTATTTCCACCCATCGTTACGATCCAATTATCAGCTGAATTTAAATCAAGTGTTGTTGTACCTCCTGCTGTTGCTGCTTGTGTGACAATATTAGTTTCAGTTGAACCTGTCAATTTAACTCCAGCAGCTAGAACACGCAGTTTTTCTGCTCCATCGGCTTCTGCAGTGACATACCCAGTTCCTGCATCTACTACTTCGACTTTACTATTACCTTCAGATATTTTATCTGGTGCGGCAATTGTGAAATCTACTAACTCTGCTTTGGTTTGTGACATCTACTTAGAATTTTGACCCTGCTTATAAACTATTTTACTTGTATCTAACCCTCTCTCTAAAGTAAGGATCTATATCCGAACCTTCACCCCCTGAGTACTCTCTTTCATAACCTTCTTCTGGAATATCTGTTCCAAATTGACTATATTCTTCTTTGCCAGAATAGTTAGAACGCCATAAAGCAGCTTTATCTTTGGCCTCACCCCAATTAGCCATTACTGCTGGAAAATCAGTATCACCCATCTCTAAATTTGAAAAATACCACCTAAAGCACTTTTACCAGTTAAATCCCTAGCGCCTAAACCACCTTGTTCTTTTTCACCAAGATAGCCGCTAAAAGGTTTATTTGAACCTATAAACCCTTTTCTAGAGTCGTATCCAAATTTAGGTCCTAAACCTGTAATACCTCCTGTCTTAGAAGTAGCTCCAACAAGTCCACCTTTTAGCCAACTATCAAGAAAACCTTTACCAGTCATAATTAAGCTCCAACTTTGTTTAAGAAATCGTCTACCCTTGCACCGATACCTGGTTCCTGAGAACGTGCGTTCATAGGGTTAGTTTTTTCTGCAGCCTTTATATTTGCTTCCGCATAAGGTGCGCTAACAGACTGACCTTGAGTGGCATAGCCGCCAGGTAATCTAGATTGTCTGGTAGGGTCAATCGAATCTTCTAAACCCGACGGATCAAATCCCGCATTATTCATTAATCTAATGATTATTTATATTAATTATAAAGCTATAACTACCGGAGATAGCTTTCAAAACGTGAATCATACTTGCGATTATTATCTTTCAACCATTGCTGATGCTTCATCTGCTGACCAAATCTTTCTGGATCACTAAAGGCTCCTGATCTTGCAGCTGGACTATTAGCTGTTGAAGAAGTCCAATCATCATAGAGACCTAAAAAATTATTAGCCCTATCAGAAGCTGATGCTCCATATGCTGCTGATCCTAATGATGCTGCTCCTGGTAATGCTTTTACTCCTGCTGAGCCTGCTGCCTCTCCTATATTCCTATACTTATTTGTTCTATCCGTACCTAAAGTTTTACCAATCATCTCTGATACTCCAAGTTCAGGCCAAGACCCATACTTTGCTCCTCCCTTCCTAGCGTCAGCACCTGCGTTCCAAATAGATCCTAATCCTTCACTTAAACCAAATTCAAATGGGTTTGTGCTTCTTCTCGCTTCTTGAGCTTCTTTAGTACCTAAAGCACCTCCTATAACAGTACCTAAAGCTGCACCAGGCGAACCTCCTATTACTTTTCTACCTAAAAGCCCACCAACAGCTGCTGGTAATGCGTTTATAAAGCCTTTTGCAAAATTCCTACCTTTGTTTTCCTTAGCACCTAAAACACCACCTAGTCCTCCGGCTACCGCTGTACCTAATACTGGTAATATTGACATTTTTTTTTATTTTATTAGACAGTTTTTATAATATTAACATCGAGAAACCAATAGATAAGTGAAAAAATTCCCTCACGGTACAACAATTGAAGAGCAAAATCACAATAACAGCAAGACTTATCTTATTTGTTCTAAAAACGGTGCTATGTGCAGATATGCCGAACACGATTATGTTGCCGAAGAATATGCTAGAACTTTCGAAGAATGCTATTGCTAATAAATAAGGGTAGGGGTTGATTAAAAAACTGTAAATTTAACCATCAAACCTTTTGCGCTGCAATAAATTTAAAAATCAACAGCCAAAACCTAGTATTTTTTTTGATTTTTACTCAGGTAAGTGTATGTTGAGGTTAGGTATATAAAAGTATATAAATGTACAGACACAGTGCTAACCTCAAGTTTCTTAGAAGTAAATAAAATAGGCTAAAAAAATTAATATTTGGGTGTTGACGAAATATCCAATCCACGACTACCATTTCAGCCTAGGTACTTACAACCCCTACTCAAAACATGTATAAAGATGCGTTTTTATATGAAGAGCTAACTGTTTATGACGAGATAGTATTTGCAAAAGCTATTCAATTTGGAACACAGTTACTAGGTAAAGAACGATGTTGGTGTATGAAATTATGCAACCATAAGATATTTCAAGGTTTTAACACAAGCAAAGAAAATAAGCTTTTATATAAAACAAAAGATGTTCGACCAATCCTATTAGCAATAGCTGGAGATAGTACTACAGAAGAAAAATCAATAATTGTAAGACGAGCAGAATGCAATTCTCCTTACTGCCTAAACCCTGCTCACTATTATTGGGGGACAAGAGCAGACGTAGCTTATGAAAATGCAAAACGTAGTAACAATGGTATTAATAAGAAGTTAATAGATGAGTTAAGGAAGAAAAATAAAGAAGGAATAACTAAAAAGAATCTGTCTAAAATCTATAAATTGCCTTATCACACAACAAGAAGAATATGTAATAAAGAAACATATGAAGAGAATCAAAACAAAGTAAATACGAGTAAAATTTGGAATACAATCTTCGCAACTTGTAGAAAGATAATAACTTCTCACAAAAGCGAAGCAAAACAATTTAATTTAAATCATTACGTGACTAACGAACTCGAATGCCCTTGGGGACATAAAGGAGAATTTGGTGCAATGGGTGAGTGTCTAACTTGTATGGAGGAAATTAAAAAAGGTAGATGCCTTATAGATTTAAGAGAATTTCCTTTTAGATGGTATTGGCAAGTAAAAAGATTCTGGGATCAAGTAAAAATAGGAAAACCTAATGAATGTTGGGTATGGCAAGGATCTACAAGAAAAAACAATACCGAGTCAACTGCATATTTCCCATCTCCTTTTCACGCTGCTAAGACTCAATCTGCACCAAGGGTGGCTTTTTGGTTAAGTCGTGGCTATACAGGTAAATACAGAATCTTTAGTAAATCTACATGTAAACCCTTTTGTTGTAACCCAGAACACCTTACAATAAAAGAACTAAAATGTAGCCCCACTCCAAAATTAAAAAAGGACATTCATTTAAGCCATGACAACATCTTCGAATACTATAAAAAGAGAAAAATTAGTAACGAAAAGAGCTGATGTAATTCCAAGTAATTATCATCTGAACGAAAAACAATACGCAGGAATTATTACACTAGGAGGTAACTCAACCTATACAGCTTGGTTTAATGGGGAATCAGAGGCAAAAAATCGTTTAGAATTTCTAAAAATTGCTCTCGATTACGACTCTTATCAAACAATGGAGGGAGAAGGTATGTATCCTGAACGAGCTATAATAATGGAAGAGTTATATCAAAAATCAGGCAGAGATTCGAAAGATCATCCTATGCATGGTTTATTCACTGGATTAGCAAAAGAATATGGCAAGATTCCTGACAACAATACCGAATAACTTAGGTTTTTTTAACCTAGGTACTGTTGAATCCTATCCAACAGGAGGGTCAGGTCCTACAGCATATGGACCAACTTCCTACTTTGGTTCAGATCCTAGACCAGCTGAACAAGGTGATAACCTAAATGATCCAATAGATTTAGGAGATTTCTCGTCTATATTCCGTTCACTTGAAATAAAAAATACACATGGTGGACTAACGAGAAAACAAACTACTTTTTATAAATTACGCTTAGAAAAAAGAAGAACTATACAATTTACACAGCTAAATTCACAGTTTTCTTATGAGGAAAACACAAATAAAAATACCTTATTAGCTTTCTATCAAATCACAGAAGATGGAAGAAGAGAAGAATTACCAATAAATGATTTAGGTTATGTATTTAGGGAAGGAGCTATAGATTATGAAGATGAAGAGGGGGATCTTAAAACAGACGATTACCCAGTACTTAATCTTAATCCTGGACAATACTTATTTTTAATCACTAATGATATTAGATATTTAGAAACTAATTACTCAATAGGTCTTAACGTTTCTAGTTTGGATTGGAGATTTACAGCAGAATCTGTAGACGAATCTTTGTCATTCGGTGGAGCAGATTCTGTAACTAAAACCGTAGAAGAAACTTTGGACTTTGGATCTATTACGATTTAGGAGTTTCTGGCTTAAATATATCAGTACTTCTCTTAGCCCAAGAAGGTGTATCGCTAATAGTTCCTGTAGGTCTACCAGTCTTCTTAGCATGTTCTAAAGCAGCCTTATATGCCTCCCTTGCATTACTTACTCTTTCAGCAGCAGCAAATCTTGCAACATCATATTTTGATCCTCTTGGAGAAGAAGATGCAGATCCTGAAACTGTTCGGTCTACAGGTAATGCTCTTATTGGACCACCGCCCCACTTAGCAGAATGCTCTCCTTTTTGAGTTCTTGCAAAAGCATCTGGTGTAGGTCTAAATCTCTGGTCAGGATCTTTAGTAGGTAAAGAAGAGAAATATGATGCAGCAGTTTGCCAATCACGACCTTTTTGCCTAGCCCCGATTTCAGCTGGAGTACCTACTTCGTCGTATCTCTGTTGTTGAATTTTAGCTGTCTCTGTTTCAATTCTCTTCATCGACTCAGCCATATCTTGATAACTTTCTTGAGGCGCTAAAGTCTGAAATGTCTGTGGCTGCGTCTTATCAGGCATCACTACTGTAGGAGCTGGTGGAGCTGGAGGCCGACCCATGGTATTACTTTAATTTAACTTCTATACTGATTCTATCTGTCACAAACCCGTATAAATGCTGACCACCAATAAAAACAGGAGGCATAAGAATCAAGATCAACAACAACTCAGCATAAGTGATGGGTCTACGCATGATCAACAATATCCTTTCCTTAAGGAGTTTAGCGAACTTATATCCGATTTGCCAATGAAAGATTTAAAAGAACTAATGAGAACTCAACAAATATCCTTTGCCAAAGCACTATGGGAAGCAGAGAATTACGGAGGCTCAAAAGAAAAATGTAAAAAGCGACTTGAAGAAATATATGGCTCAAAATGGAGAGAAATAACCTCTATTAAAGAACATATGGCAAGTATTAGAGGGTATTATGAGCTGGTTTTAAGAATTGATCATAAAAAACAGTGGGACGATCATAGATTTTGGGGTAATATTACGGAAGATAAAGTTCTCTAATGAAAGTAGAAAATAAAGAGGACTGGGTGGATGTTTTAGATCATACAAATTTTGAATTAGATGAAGATGAATCTAATGTCTACGTAAGTTATCGGTTTTCCGAATTAGATATTAAATCAATAACTATAGAAAACTATGAGGAGATGCTATGTCCTTCTCTAATTGAACAAACTTCTATGTTTATACCACCTTCTGGAAGTTTTGAAACACCAGATCTTAGACGTTATTTAGAATTAATTTGCAGTTACGAAACTAGTACAACAGACTTAGTACTAGGTTTATCACTGGCAGATCAGATTCGACTAACATTCAGTGATATGAAAACTAGTACCATATGCGATAGATACCCAGAGATAAATTTAGCGGAGAAGCGTAGGTACCGCTGCGTCGCAGAATACTTGATAAGACAGGGGGAATTAACAAAACTAAGAGATGAAAATGGAAAATTAATTAAAAAAATCGGGAATATGCAGAAAGCTGTAGTCTTATATAGACCTTTACCTAAATTATTAGAGACTTTAAGAAAATCAGGCTTAGGAAATCTCGTAAAAATTGATAAGAAAAAGAAAGCTGCTGAGAAAGGTAAATCTTGATAAACTTAAACAGAAGCAAATTATCATGACAAATCGACGCAACAAGCTTTTAAAGCAATTAATGAAAGAAGCAAAGGGGGATACTGAAACTAAACTCTTGAAGTTAACAATGGAACGTATATGCGCCGACATGTGCGAATATTATTTTAAATTCTATGCAAATGAAGGCCCAGGAGCAATGGTGTATGTTCCAGACGCTGAAGATCAGAAAAAAAGTATGTTTTATTTAACTGTAGATCACATGATAAATGCCTTAGACGATTTTAATAAAAGAGATATGGATGGAGTTGCAGATGTAATGAAAAAAGCAATTGCAAGAGCAGAATCTATAGATCCTGATAAAGAGTCGCTATTTATTATTCAAGATAAGGAGAATATGTCACTTGTCCACTACAAACATGATTGTGAGGGTGCAAACTTTGTAAAAATGTGAAAAAAAGAAAAAGATACTGGTCAGAATATAAAGAAATATTAGGACGAGTATCTCATTTAACTCATGATTGGTTAACTCCTGCTGAATATATACCTTATATATCCGCATTATTAGGCGAAATAGATTTAGATCCTTGTTCAACACACAATGCAAATGCTCAATTTTTGAGAGCTAGGAAAATATATACATTAGAAGAAGATGGTTTAAACGTCGAAGACCCTTGGACAGGAAAAATATACCTATTTCCACCAACATATGGAAGATGCTCTTTTAGTAAAGATAGGGGAACTTGGAGATGGAGTCCTAAAGCAGGGGCAGGAGCTAAAGCACCTTCAATTATATGGTTTCAAAGATTAGTAAGAGAATGGAAATTAAGAAACATACCAGAAGCTCTGTTCTTCTCCACGTACCCAGAAATGATGAGAATCTGTCCTAATATGTGGGATTTTCCAGTATGCATACCCTATGAAAAGGTAAATGCAATACATGGAGAAGGTCTATTCACTTTAAAAACACCTATATTCTGGGGATTTTTTATTTATTTACCAAGATTAGATTATGGCTTCGACCAGATAAACCAATTTGAATCCATATTTTCAAATATAGGAAAAATTATCAAGTAGCTGTATAAGGATTAGAGACACGGGCTTGACCACTTGGAAATGAACCTGTAGGAGCAACAATAACTCTGTCTTCTGAAGCAAGCTCACCAGACATATTAGGACGTTTCCTTCTTCTTGAAATATATTCTTTTACAAACCTTTTTCCAGTAGGGTTGTCTACCGCACGTCGAACATTCGCGTAGCGATTGTCAATCTCATATCCTCGGTTAAATTGTAGTCGCATACAGTTATTCTATTAGAAATGAATACCACTGATACAGAAATGACAGAAACGCAGAAAGCAATTGCAGCAGCATGCGATGACGTTAAAGAATTATTGCTTTATAAAAATGAAAAATATGGTGATTCAGCGTTAAGACCGTGTCGAATATTTAGCAAATCTACCCCTGTAGAGCAATTATTAGTCCGCATCGACGATAAAATAAATAGAGTAATGAAAGGTGTAGGGCTTATTGATCATGATGAAGATGTCATAGTAGATCTAATCGGATATTTAGTATTGCTTAAAATAGGATTAGGTAATGAAAGAGGCAGAACAAAGTAATGGATTACGAAGAAATCATAAAACACTACACTCCTGAAATGCAGTTAATGGATGCTTTGGACTATCTCAGAGATCGACCTTGGGACGCGGCGGAGATCCTAGACCGCTTGGCTTCTCATTCCAGTAACGAAAAAATCTCCGTAGAACCTCCCCAGAAGGGTCCCAATTCAGAATCTTTTTCTCAAGATATTCAACTGCTTTCACCTGATTGGGAGCCCCAGTATAAGTCTCAGGGAGATTTAATAAGCATCTCTTACCCTGACAACGATGCTTATAAAAAGTAGGTATCTCTTTGTCTGCAGCAAGATAAGTATCTAATTCAACTCTACGCCTATCAACCATACTGTCGCCACCACAACGCCATATTGGGTTGATATATGGACTCCATTCTCTTATTATTTTTGATTTAGATGCGTGACTGTTTATAAGATCCCTTAGACGGCATGTCTTAAAAGATTGAATACCAACACTATGAGCAAAACTAATAACTGCAGCTCTCTTATTAGGGTTTAATGGCACAAATATGTAAGCCTTTACTGAATTAGAAAATTCTCTTAAATCTTTAGCAAACTGTTCATCGATCTCTTCTCTAGTAAATTTATCCGTAGCTTTTAACCATCTACCATTTAATTTCGTACTGCCATAACCTATTTTCCATGTGTTCTCACCATAGTCTTTATACGTTGCATAACGATCAAGACCAATAGAGGTACGTGGAACAGTATATAAACGAGCTAATACTAAAGCTTTATCAGTAAAAAAAGGATATTCAGTTTCCTTATGGGACGACAACGTTACCGCCGTAGCTTACTTCAGAATAACCATCTAATTTAAGCATTACAACGTAATTTTTAGCAGCGTTTGTAACATTGACAGCTACAGCTCCCTTACCTTTACCAGCTTCAGCAATATTGCAGAATTTTTTATAACCAGCAGGGGCACTAGTTCCCGTATAAGAGTCTTCTTGGAAAATCTCTACTGAGAGTACTGAATTAGAACGATCAATATTAACTATATGATTACCAGTACCAGCAGGATTTATACGAAAAGCCCTAACTGCTTCTCCTCCATTAGAAGTAGAAGTGGGTCCTAAATAAGTAAGTTCGGAAGCAGCAGAATCCTTCTCAAAAGTATCTAGAGTGCCTGAAAAAGTGCGGGTAGCCATGGGAATTAAGAAATCTGACCGACAGTGGAGAGGTTGAATTTTATGTTTGCATCGATACCATGATCTTTAAGAATTCCAAAGAACATTTGTTTATCAAGTGCCTTTTGATGTAGCATCTCAATGTAAGCTTCCTCCAATTCATCTCGATCAAGAGTTTGAATTGCTAAAGAAGCTGCGTGAATTGAAAATTCTACGTCAACTGGAAGCTCTATTGCATCCATAAATAGCTATAACCTTATACATATCTTACCAACTCTGAACTGAGAGGCAATAAAACCTAGAATTTTCGACGTCCTAGCATCATAGTGCCGAAACCATGGCTAAAACTATACATCAGAACAAAACTTAAAGCAGCAACTTCCACTTGAACAATATTGTGTAACACTTATATTGTAAGTCTACTGAGTCATAAAAATGATTACGGAGGAATTAATAAAGAGATTTTTAAATGCAGCAGTAACGGGAGCAAGTAAGACTCAACTTATAAGGGCTTTTAAAAAATATTATGAACTGACAGATGATGAAATGAACGAAATAATTAGAATATGTGGATTCAAATCAAAACCAAAAAAGATTAATTATAAAGATTTTTATAATAACCCTATAACCAATAAAAGTAAAAAATTTAAATACCCGTTCACACAAGTTCATTATATTGATAATTTTTTAAATGATAATGAGTGTGATGAATTAATAGAGCTAATTGATAAAAATCTTAGACCTTCAACTGTTTCAGACGAAGAAGACAGCAACTTAACTTCAGATTACAGAACAAGCCAAACAGCTGATTTATTCTACTTTAATAACCCTATTTACTTAAAAATTGATAAAAAAATACAGGCTTTAACAGAATTAAGTCCATTCCAAGGAGAAACGATGCAATCTCAAAAATATGAAATTGGTCAATACTATAAAGAACACTGGGATTTCTATTTTGGCAGAAAAAACGAATTTAAAGTTTATTGCGAATGGATGGGACAAAGAACATGGACAACAATGGTTTACTTAAATGATGTAGAGGAAGGAGGAGAAACTTATTTTAGGTTTCTTAATTTAAAAATTAAACCAAAAAAAGGACTATTACTTGCATGGAATAACTTATATGCAAATGGTTTACCAAATTATAAAACTCTTCACGAAGCACTCCCTCCTATAAAAGGTACTAAATATGTAATAACAAAATGGTGGAGGAGTTGGAGTTTAATCTAACCATTTAATATGTTCTTCTGAATAATCTGCTGCTGACTCTCCATCTGGTAGCTCCATCCTAAACGAATTTGTTTCTTGTATAGCTTTTTCTAAATCCCATGTTCCTTTATTCCTCCATTCTTCATATTCTTCTCTATTAAGAAAATCAATATAACCTGTTTTTTGCTTGAAAAGACGTACCCTAACTACCATTAGTTATAATCAACCAGTGTAGTCCATAGAGGCTCTTAAATGCCATTGGTTCTTTTTATGTACGCGTCCACGATCAGCAGCTAAATCTTGAGTAAGCTCATCACCTATAATGCCAGACATCTTTGCTAAATCCTCAAAGTAACTAGCTAAATCGTCATGAGCATTACTTAAATCTAGAATTATTCTTTCTTGATCAAAAACATCACTCATATCTACTGGTCTTATACGGGAAGAGACCAAATCTCCTACATGTAAAGGAGTCATGCAATTAATTGAACGAATATGTTCTGCTACTTCGTCTATACCGTCAATCATTTCTGATTGAATATCATTTGTTAATTGATGAAGAGGAAAAAATTTAGAGCCGACTAGACCCCAATGTACAAGCTGAGTTTGAAGATATACATGAACTGAATCTCTTAAACACTGGACTAAATGATCGTGCGTGATCTGCACGTCAGAAGTACCTGATTCGCTCATAGTGATTAGATTTTAAGAATTCCAGCCCTTACTTTATCCTGTATAGACTGTCCTTCTACACCTTTTAAAGCAACATCACCAGCACTAGGTGTCCTTTCACGCTTCAAATCTTCGATCATTAAAGCAACTTTTGTATCTAAAAATTCTTTAGGAGTAGGATTAGCTTGAGGGTCCATAATCAGTATATTTTTATAAAAATAGATTTATATTCCATCCGATTCTAATTCAAGTAACAACTCGTCTTCAGAACAGTCATATTTAACTTCTTCAAGGAGTCTTAGTAAATAATAGTGTATTTTGCCTGTTACCCATTTAAGATCGTCCTCCTGTACATCGTGAAGAATAGAACTTAAAATTAAATCCTTCGAAGGATAACGAATATGTTCCGCTAATAACTCTAAAGCTTTATATCTATCTTTTGTGAGTTCAGGAAACATGGCTACGACTCTTGCACTATCTCCTCTTTTTGTTGTTCAGACTGCTGTTTTTGAACTTGTATAAGCTCTAAAGCACCTAGAACTTTTAAATAAGTATCTTGTAAAGTTTTAAGGGCAGCTTCATGAGACCTTATATCATTAGCTACAGTAGCCTGCTGGTCTTGTAACTGCTTTTCTAAATCTTCAAGCATGATAAGTAACTACTTGAGTTAAGTATAGCGTCTAATACTTTGTTTGAAAATAATTAAATAATACGAAAATTCGACCAAACACGCCCAGAGGCACCTCCTTCATTCATAAATCTCCTATTAAAATTAGTAAAGTCATAATGTACATTCTTTCCTGAATTTGGCTCTTTATGAAGCCATAAACCATTAATTAGATCAAGACATCCAAATGGGTCTTGAGCTATCCAGTAGTTACTGCCATAACCTGTAATTGCTACATAGTGAGGTACCCCTACGGGTTTGGAAAGCGGTCCTCTAACAAGAAGACCTACGACAGCAGGTAACCCTTTATCTACAATTTTTTTTACGTCTACATCATCAGAAGATAGCGAAAAAGTAACATCCGTATCTAATTCTCTTAAAGCTTTAGTATTTGCATAGCGAGAAGGAGCTTTACCATACTTATTAAGTATAGATAAGTAGTTATTATGGCTATTAATATTAGGTGTATTGCAATATTTTAAACACATAGCAATAGAAGCAGATTGAGACTGCTCCCAACCCTCATCGTCCATCACCCTATAAAAATACGGGAATTTAGAAAGAGATTTCTCTTTAGGTTTAGTAACCTCACCATCTAAACCCTTCCAATCTTTATTTACTACCCACCAGTCTCCTAAACCAAAACCTAATTCCAAATAGGAGTGATCCTTAGTACGTTCTAATATCTGACAACGGTTAATTGTACGAGAAGATAAAATTTGAGCTTTGTCCTTAGAATCTAGCTCCTCCAGAGGTTCAGGACGCCTCTTCAACCAAGTATTTGAAATTGATGTGATGTGTACCCAAGGCATCACTAAAGAAGCTAAACAGTAGGTTTAATTTCTGAATCATCAGTAGTAGTAATTTTAATAGGAGCCTGCTCAATACGCAACGTCTGAGTTGGACCTGTTTGAGAAACCTTGTCAATTAATCTTTCTAAATCTTCCTTAGTAATTTGACTTAAAGAACCATTAGCTTTAGTTCCATCCATCTTCATAGTTCCATCGCCTTTTTTAGATGCTGTCTGGAGGCCAAAACTCGCCAAAGCTCCTGTAAACACTGAGGCTACAAAGGTTATATCTTTAGGTGCCTGAGCTCCCATCCCTGGAATTTCAATGTAATTTAATGAGATTATAAAACCAGACCAAACTACTACTCCGAGTCTGACAAATGTTGATAGAATTGCGATTTGCTCTTCTTTATCATCCAAACCTTCTTTTAACTTAGAAAGTAAACCTTTCTTCTTTGCATCTTCTTCTGATAATTTAGAAGATTTTTCCGAATTTTCAGTCATTGTATAGTTGCATTACCTACTAAGTTTACCCTCATGTAAACTTACATTATGAGATCAAATTGTTAAGAAAAATGTGGAAATTAATTCCATTATTGTTTGTACTTATTGCGCCTAATGCAAAAGCTGATCTTGTACATCGTTTATCTACTAGTACTCAGCTCTCAGTTAATGGTGCTGCAACAAGTGCAACTCGAATAGGAAGTACATATAGTGTTTCAGGTTCGAATATAAAAGTTGGTACAGGAAACAGTGATGTTTTTGGAGGTTTGACCGCAGGAAGCGCTACAGCTGCTCCAACTATGAAAGCAGGTACTTACGATATAAATACTGTCGGAAGTGCATTTTCGTTCTCGGAAGGATTCGTACAAGGAGACGCTATAGCAGCAATGGGTGCAGGTGTAGACGTGACTGCAGGGGTGGTGGCAGATATGCCAGCATTTGGATCAACTACAACGCAATCTGGTGGTGTTGCAGGTACTTTGGCAGGTACCATTTTAAGTTCTGGTGTAATGACAATTACCGCCGGTGGAGCCGGGACAACTGCCACTGGACAATTTGTTAGTGAAATCACCGTAGATTAGAGTTATGAAACGGCTTTTACTGCTGTTTTTATTATATCCACAAGCTGCATTTGCAGTTCCCGTAGTCCCTAATTTTCAGCAAGGATCACTCACTTCCCATACAGAAACTACAAGTAAAGTAACAGAAACTATAAATGTAATCGACTATCAAACAGGGTGGCAATATTCCGTCACAGGTAATAACATTACTACAGATGCTAGTAGCCTTGTACCCCCTGCAGGGACAACATCTAATACACTAAATGGAGTTCAATCTTCGTGGACAAATTTAGATGCCACGAATATGCCCAACTTCACGATAAAGGACGAGAGTAAACCGTGGCAGCTGACTACTACATTAAGCCAACCAGGTTTGTCTCAACAGACAATAATACAGAGAACTACAGAAATACAATCAGTAACAGATACCGTTTCAACGTTCAGTCAGTAAAATATATAGTATTAGTCCTAATTAATGCGTTATCATTATTCCCCCAAGGAGTACGTGCTGAAACTGTTGGAGGCGTCTCTGCTACCGCTAATCCTGTTGCTAATTCTTCTGGCAGCGTTACAAATCAAGCCATCCAAGTCCTTCAGGGACCGTACATTACCAATACCTATGGGAACGGAGTCTCGTGTCAGGGTCCTACTCTAAATATCACTCCCTTCATTACAGGATCTAATTCTTGGCAAGATCCTTATGAGCCGTACTGGTATGACCCCGTCTATGACACCTCTGATTTAAACAATGACGGAGTTTTAGATAACCCAGGAAATGTCCTGTATTCTATGCCAACAAGAACAGGTCAAAAAGCTAACAACAATATTAATCTTGGTCTATCAGCAACTATATCTATCCCATTAGACCGAAGTCTGCATAAAGGATGTATTGAAGCCGCTACTGCACAAACTAAATTAACAAATCAATTAATTGCTAATAAAAGATTAGATTTTGAAATTGCACGTATGAAACATTGTGCAGAGCAAAAAAGATTAGGAGTTAGCTTTCATCCAAAATCACCCGCTTTTCAAATCTGTGCGGATATTGTTGTTCAAAATCCTCATGGTGTAATTCCAAATCATCAACACATAATCCCAAATACAACTACTACTTCTTCTTCCTCTTCTGACCAATCTGATTCTTCTTCTTCTGGTCTTGAAGCTCTAAGCGTTGGCGAGCCAATTTCTGAGAAGTAGATAATATTTCTTTGTTTTTACGTCCAAGTAATTTAGGAATGCGTTTAATTATTTGAGCTACAGCTGGTTTTACTATTTGAATTAAGATTGGTACAGTAGCTGCTACGACAGCGATTTGAGCTGTATTGACTACCTGAGCTGGAGTAGGTACGTATTGATCAACTATGGTTGTCTCCTCGTAGAGAGTTATACATTTACCATCTCGTATTTCGTGACCAACTACCTTTTCTTTTGCTTGTGCATTTCTCAGATCCCCTACGCGCTGATCATTAGGCCCTGGACAAGGAGGATCTTCTTCTTTTTTTCCTTCATTTGGTATTTCAGGTACTCCAGGTGAAGTAGGCTCAGGCGTATCTGTAGGAGTGTTATTAACAGGTGGTGGCTCTTTTTTTTCGACATAAATAAGGTTCTCTGGAGTGTAATCCATAGGTGTAAAACTAGGTACGGTTCCATCGCAAAGAACTACATTTTTTCCACTATCTTCTTCACTTAGAGCTAAAGAATTTTTATTTGCAGGATTATATTCAACACAACCAGGTACATCAATAATGGGCGTACCTATGCTTAAAGTTACTGGAATAGTATAAGGTAAATTTGAGGGTATATTCAAATAGTGTGGTTGTACATTAGGTACACCAACATTTTGCACCTGAATATCAGGTATCGGTTCCACCTTTTAGAACTTTGGTATAGCTAAACCTTGTTGAGCAGCTGCTTTCCCAGGAGAAGGATTGACTCCTCCAGTCATTGCAGGCAGCTCAGGAAGTTTACTATCTACTAAGCTAGGAAGCGATCCACTAACTGATTTAAGAACTTGAGACTTGACGTTATCAACAAGTTTATCTCTGTTGACATATATAAATAAACCACTGCCGACAACGGCAAGAGATACAGCACCAGACGCAAGAGCAATGAGGTTGACAACTTTTTGAATTTTACAAGACATGGTTTATTCTGAAATTAAAATTCCCAAGTCTCGTCGAATTTGTCTAAGTTCTTCAAGATCTTTGGATTTTGTACCGCCATCATACTCCCATGCATATCCTTTCTCTACCATCTCTTCATTAATAGATATTTGTTTATGGCATAGACAAGTACAGTCACCATTATCTTCACATTTAGGATAACCAATATAAAGCCAACCTAAAAGTCTTCCAAACTTACCTTTACCTCCTTCTAATTCAGTTCTAATAACTAAATCTTCTTCACCTGCTATAGCTCCTTCTAATTGACATTCAAGCCATTCACTTGCTTCTATTCCTAATGCTTTTTCTTCAAGGTTGCGTGTTCTTTTCTCTGGAGTATCAACACCAGCTACTCTGATCCTTTCTGATTTACAGATACCAAAACCTAAATCAAAAGTTACATCTATTGTGTCACCATCTACGATACGATCAACAGAGATAACTCGAAAGTTATAACAACTATTGGTACTAGGTGGTTTCATCAATCAGCTGCGTCTGGAACTCCGCCATCGGCTTTCCACTGGAGAAACTCTTGGTAGTCTATGTTTCCTGGATCAAATGGGATCACAAGACCGTTAGGATATTTATCGCATGGATTTAAAATTATATTTTGTATATCTTTACCTGCATCATCAGGGTTAGGATAATTTGCAGGGTATTTACCTGCTGATTTATATTTTGCCATAGTTAAAGCTCCGCACTAAATTTCATAGATTCGTAAAACTTATTTGCTCCATCATAAGCACTAGGGGAATAAGCACAAAAGAACTTTTCATTCTGATGACTAGCACCATCAATTGTTATATTAGCTCCTGTTGGATATGTATGGTCATAACTAGGTGTAGCTCTCATTGAAGGTTGAAGATAAAGTTCTATTCTTTTATGAGTTGAAGTGTATTGAAATAAAAAACTATTCTTATCTATTGCATAATAGTACCTCTGACACCTGAGTAATTCATCACCATACGATTTAAATTCAAAATCCGTCGCATGGTCTGAAACTTCTAACTGAAGACCTGTAAGTTCCCAAGTTGCATCATTGGTTGTGTACCAAGTAGATGTTTGATCTGGAGTTCTATCGCCACTTGCAAAAGCCCCCCAAGTATTCAAAGAAATGCTAGATGTCATATCAGTTCCGATGAACTGCGACAAAACAATTTTTAGCCCTACGCCGTTGTCATCATTAACAGTAATATTTGAATTACCTGGAATTGTTTTTGTAACTTTTGTCCAAGTATCTGCTGACAATGAGCCAGTTTCAAACGCATACCTTTGTCCAGTGCCATCAAATGTTTGTATGTAGCCATAGAAATTTTGTGCAACACTTGATTTAACCCAAAAGGAAAGTGTTATATAACTAGATGCAGATATGTAATTCCAACCAGAATTAGCTATGTCTTGAGCTTCAATAGCATATTCAATTTTTACATCATCTCCAGATCCAGCACCGCTAGTCTGATTCCCATTGGTAAGTTTTAATGCTTTTCTAAAACCAGAAGTATAAGGTGTGGTTCCACTTGCTACAGCAACTTGTTCATGTGTTACGTTTTCATCTGTTCCACCAAAATTTACTTTAAATCTATCAACCGAACCGTATCCATTTGTTGTAGATGAAACGCCTCTTTGCGCTATAAGACAACTGCCGTTCACCACCAAATTTCTGTTGCTTAGATTATTAGTAATCTTTGCCGTACACGTTCCATCACTAGCCAAGGTAACAGCATCACTTGTTGCTGACGTTTGTCTAATTGCGTTGACTTTTAATGTGCTCATCCTGCTACCTCCATAAGTGTAATCCAACTGACAAACCTGCCATTTGCAGATGCATCAGTATCAGTCACTTGTCGATTAAGATAATAAGTTCCAGCTCCTCCAGCATTGTCATATGTAACCTGAATTGTGTATGTCACTGCACTTGTAGTTGATGGTGAATCAAGATAATTAGAAAGCGAAAAGCTACTGGCAGTTGTGGTTGCATTGTCAGTTAAATCACCTGTATAGCCTGTGAATAATGTCCTACTTCCTGCTGCTGCACCCGTTAAATAAGTTGTAGAACCACCAGATATTGCTTTTTTAATTCTATAACCAAATCGCTGCTGGTTAGCAGCATTTCCTTCTCCTGTCGCTGACATGCTAATTAAGATTTTACTGTCAGAACTTGTAGGAGTCAGAGAACAAGTCAATGCACTGTCTACCCAAGCACTACTGCATGTAATTGTAGAAGTTGCAGTTACAGTTGTATTTTGAACTTGAACTATAACTCCAGGCGCTGTTGGAAATTTTATAACTTTATCAGTACCAAGTGAAGCTGGACCTTCAAAAGAAACTGAGCCTCCTCCTGAAGCAGCATTTAACTTTAATTTACTCATGGTTTTGGATATTTATCTTTAGTAGCTTTGATGGTGGCTTTCCAAGCATCTATACCATTATGGTATATGTCATCCAACTGATCAGCTATCGAAGGGTATTCGACTTCTCTTTTGTTTTTGTATTCTTGTTTTTTAAATTCAGCTACGACTGCATCTGCATCTACAGTTACTGAATTACCATCCTTATCTCTACAGATAAATTTATTCTCTTCTCTTTCAGTAACAAATGTCACCGTAGGATAAAGTTGTCGAATAATAGTATGTGTAGTAATCATACAACTACCTCCGCAGCCCAGAAATCATTCCAGTTTTTAGTGCTGCCTGGACTACTAGCCCAACCAACATAAATGTTATTGCTTCCTGATCCGTTTTTCATATAAAGTGTAAAAGTTAGCTGGCTTGTTGTACCTGCTGTTTGACTATATTTTATAGGAATTGTATTCCAAACAGCTGTCGATCCAAATTGGCATCCACCTGTCATATTTTCATCCCTTGAAGTACCATTATGAACTGCAAGCTCCAACCATCTTGATGCAGTATCAGAATGACAGGCAACAAAACCACCTACCACAATTAAATTACTTGAATTAGTAGGAGTTATATCTACATGTATTCCTGTACTCTCCCAATTTCCTGCACTTTCTGAATGTCTAGCGTTAACATCAGAATTAGCAGCCTGAATCCATTGAATAACTGAACCTGGTCCTTGCTTTCCTTTTGTAACTGCTTCAGAAGCAATCATATCTGTATCGACTATTGCATCAGGTAAGCCTCCTACTGAGACTCCTGTTAATGTTCCTGATCCGTTGATAATTATTGGCATAATTTAAACAATTGTCCAGTTTTCGCCAGATGGAATCGTAACTGTGACTCCAGCATTAATTGTAATC